CGAGCAAAGGAAATGATAAGCATAGTAGAGTAAATGCGGTCTCACCTCTTTTTGAGTCGGGCCGAATTTGGGCTCCAGTGGAGATGGAGTACGCTCAAGAAGTTATCGAAGAATGTGCTTCCTTTCCATACGGTGATCATGATGACTTGGTGGATAGTACCACTCAAGCGTTAATGCGATTTAGACAAGGGGGATGGATTACGCATCCAGAAGATTACAAGGATCCTAAGAAACCTCCAGAAGTAAGGGAATATTATTAGATGAGTATTTTAAATGTTATAGGCATGATCCCTAAAGGGGGAAAATTTGCAAATGCAGTAGTGAATAGAGTTCACAACGCTGTGAAAGACTGGAAAAAATTTAAAGAAGCCGTTACTCAAATTGATGATCTTTTGAAACAGGGTAAATTGAAACTGGATGGTAAACAGAAAACGGTCTTTGAGTCTAATAAAAACATTTTAAAAAATCATGAGAAAACATTAGGCAAGAAAGAAGGGGTGGAAGGATTATTTAAAAAGAAAAAACCTGAGGATTATTTTAAAGGCTGGAAACCGACGATAGTAGAACCCGTTAAGAATTGGAAGCCTGGACTATATGAGAATCAACAGAATCTTCCTCCTTATACCAAGGAGATGGAAAAGATTGATAACCTTTTGACCGATATTAATGTTATGCGAGGGCTTTCTAAAACGGAGAAAGCAGCTTTAGAGAGTAATTTAAAAGATCAAATGTCTTTCTTAATAGATAAAGGTAGAAAAGAATTTGATTTTAGTAAATTATCTTTAGGTGAAATTCAAAAAAGACTTCAAGGGATTCAAACTCGTATTCGAGAGATTGCGGACAATCCTAATATTCCAGGAGATGTCTATAAAGGTCCTAAAAAAGATTTGATTGCTGCCATCTATGACACAGAACGTCCTTCATTATGGGCGGCTCGAAATAAATTAATTAAAGAAAACAATTTAAAAAAATATGGGAATAAATTTCCAACACTAGATCCTGAAAATAATATGATGATTGTTGTAGGTTTAGATGAGACCGGTCATCCAATCAAGGTGGGTCGAATGACAGGAAGATTCAGTGCCACTCAAGATAAGAAGACAGGAGAATTGACCAGTAAGGAAGGAACGTCTTTCTGGGATAAATGGGATTCTAAAAAGAATAAAATGAGAGAAGATGGAAAAGAAGTTTGGCATACAACGATAGACCGTGAGGGTAAGACGATTATGTCTAATCCTAATTATAAAATTCAGGCTAAAGGCAATATGGAATTAAACAACGAGCTTTATAGTAAGTTAAGTACCAGTGAGTTAGCTAAAAAAGGCTTTTCACTTAAGGAAATTGATATGATTATGAAAGGTCGAGTGGCTAAAAACTATTTAGAGAAAACGAAGAACCCAGATCATAATATCGCTATGCATGAACAAACCAGCACGAATGATATTATCTCTGTAATGGAAGATCTTTATACTCGTGGAGATGATGTTTACAAAATGACCATTGAACAATGGACGGAAACGTTGCCGAAGTTCTTTGCCCAGGGAGGACATGTTCCTGGCTATGCAACCGGCGGCGTGGCGAATTTATTTAGGAAGAGAAAATGAGTATTCCCTTTTATATAAATCCAGCAACCGGTGAGTTAGAGCTTACAGCGGACCCCTCTCCTTTAAGAGAATCCTTAGGCAAACGTTTTAACTTGGATCAAATTTCTACTCGCGCCAAAACCTTAAGTCCTACAAAATCCTATGCTGAGAAGCCTACGTACAACTGGGAAGAAGGCGATTGGTGGGATTTAGATGATCAGTCGGTAGGCAATACTAAAATTCTAGAAGACTTTGAAATTACTGATGAGATGAGAAGAAGACCTAATGCAGAGGGGGGAAGGATTGGACTTGCTCAAGGAACTCCTCTTTATACAGCGACCGCAGATAATTTTAAACTTTTAGATAACTTAATTCTTAATACTAAAAAAACACTTAATGAGATTAAAGCAGCGTTTGGTGGAAATCCTAAAGCAGGGAATCAAGGTATTAATAAACTTATAAAAGCATGGTCAGGTTCTTCTAAAGATCGAGTCGTTCCTAAGGACCGATTTAAATATTATAAATTCACGGCGGACTCTCCAAAAGTTAAAGAGGTAATTGGACTATTTGAAAATGGTATGAGTAAAAAAGCTATTGAGTTTGAAACAGGGATTTCCCGTAAAGAGATAAGAAATATATTCCATAAATTTAAACCGGAATATATTGGAGATGAAAATCTTCCTAAAGGTGAAGGAAGATGGGGGATTCAAAAACGTAGACTTAAAATTATAAAAGAACTTACCGACTATTGGAAAGATAAACCTGGTGGCAAGAAGATGTTAGAAGAACTAACTACAAAGCTAAGGGAGATTAAACTTAAGAACGCTGAAATTCTAACAATGAGTGATAAAGCTATTTTAAACAATGAAAAGTTTAAAGAAGCAATGAATCTAGATGTGAAGGGATTAAAAGCAGGTAAAGGAATTAATTTTAATCGTTATAAAAATTTAACGGATGCAGAATACATTGCTAAAGTAAAAGCGATGGCAGAAACAAACCAGTTTTATCAACCTGAACATTTCATTGCTATTAATAAAAAGAATCCCGCTTCTATGAATCCTAAAAATATTTATACAGCTGTAGGAAAGATGGGTGGACAAATGGAAGTAATGAAAAATCTTATAAATAATAATCCTAATGATAAAAGAGTTTCTGACATTATAAAACTTTTTAAAAGCCAAAATCTACCAATACCTAAAACAGAGACTTCTGCTATTAAAAAGGTTGGATCAAAAATAATGACTGGTGCAGAAAAAGTATTCAGACCTTTATTCGTTCCCGCTGTCGATGCAGCGGTAGGAGTGAAGGACCCTAGTGATCCTTTCTTCTGGATGAGTAAAGCATTCTGGGCACATGCCATGGATAAATATGGAATTACAAAAACTCATGATATGTTAAAAAAGACTCCGGATTTTAAAGGCAAAGCTAAAATATTAAGAGACATGTCTTTGCGAATGGGTTTAACTCCAAATGTTGTTCGTGGAGTTTCTAAAGTTTCGTGGCCTTTAACTGCTTACGCATCACTTGCAAAATGGCAATCTGAACCTTTTATGAAAACGTCTAAAAAAGCAGAAGAGCTAGGAATTGATGTTAGTCAGTATGTTGATCGTACTGGCGGTGTGATTGATTTTACCGATGAACTTTATGAAGAAATAGCTAAACGAGAATCAGGTAAAGGCATGGACTATGCCACAGGTGGAATAGCGAGCCTAATCAAATGAACCCGACGTTAACTAAAAATATGAAGCATGTAAAATGGAGCCAAATTCCCCCTGTCAAAGGCCCTGAGCCTAGAGCCTTGATTAAAGATTCAAAACAAGGTAAACCTATTAAATTGGAGAAAAAAAATGGCAGCAATCGATAAGACTTTACCGAATGTAAAGCAGACGGTAAATATCCCTTCGCAACAACAACAACTGGAAATAGCCGCTGAGGCTCAAGCGTCTGGTCCTTCTCAACCTGAAGTGGTTGAGAATCAAGATGGAAGTGTAGATGTTTCTTTTGAACCCGGAGCCATGAATCAACCGGGCGGTCAAGATCATTACATGAATTTAGCAGACCTTTTACCCGATCAGGTTTTAGATTCTTTAGGATCACAACTTTGGTCGAACTACGAAGAGTATAGACAATCCAGAAGACAATGGGCAGATTCGTATACCAAAGGTTTAGACCTTTTAGGATTTCAATACAAAGACCGAACCCAACCGTTTCAAGGCGCATCAGGAGCAACGCATCCTGTTTTAGCCGAAGCGGTAACGCAGTTTCAAGCAGGAGCCTATAAAGAATTATTACCTGCAGGCGGACCGGTACGAGCACAGATTTTAGGAAAGATTACCAGACAAAAACAGGATCAAGCGACAAGAGTCAAGGATTTCATGAACTACCAGATTTGTAATGTCATGAAAGAATATGACTCTGAGTTTGACCAGATGTTATTTTACCTGCCCCTAGCAGGATCCACATTTAAAAAAGTTTATTATGACGATTTACTTGGACGAGCCGTTTCAAAGTTTGTTCAGGCTGATGACTTAGTGGTTCCGTATTCTGCTACCTCATTAGAGGATGCGGAAGCCATTTGTCATGTGATTAAAACTTCTGAGAATGATTTAAGAAAACAACAGGTCTCAGGATTCTATAAAGATATCAAACTTAATACCCCTTATAATGAAGAGTCAGAGTTAAAGAAAAAAGAACGTGAACTCGAAGGGATTCGTAAAACACAAAATGAAAAAGTGTTTACCTTAATCGAATGTCATGTTGATTTAGATTTAGAAGGCTTTGAAGATAAAGGTCAAGATGGTCAACCTACAGGAATTAAAATTCCTTATATTGTCACCGTTGAAAACTCGACAAGAAAAGTTTTAGCAATTAGAAGAAATTTTAAACTCGATGATCCGTTGAAAAATAAGATTCAGTACTTTGTGCATTTTCGATTTCTGCCAGGTCTTGGATTCTATGGCTTTGGATTAATTCATATGATCGGCGGTTTGAGTCGAACGGCCACGTCCGCTCTCCGTCAATTACTAGATGCAGGTACGCTCTCCAACTTACCTGCCGGGTTTAAACAGAGAGGCATTCGTGTACAAAACGATGCCGTCTCGTTACAGCCTGGGGAGTGGCGCGATGTCGACGCTCCCGGCGGTAATCTTAAAGATGCATTTATGCCGCTTCCTTATAAAGAACCGTCTCAAACCTTATTACAATTGATGACGATTGTTGTAGGGGCCGGTCAAAGATTTGCAGCCATTGCTGATATGCAAGTGGGTGATGGCAATCAACAAGCCGCAGTGGGAACAACAGTGGCTTTACTTGAAAGAGGCTCAAGAGTGATGAGTGCTATTCATAAAAGACTCTATGCAGCTTTGAAACAAGAGTTTGCTTTATTGTCTGATGTGTTTTCAACTTACTTACCTCCGGTCTATCCGTACGATGTAATTGGAGATCAAAAAGAAATTAAACAAGCTGACTTTGATGACAAGATTGATATTATGCCGGTGGCTGATCCTAATATCTTTTCACAGACTCAACGAATTGCAACAGCACAAACAGAATTACAACTTGCATCTTCGAATCCACAGATGCATAATTTATATGAAGCGTATCGTGACATGTACACAGCGATTGGGGTGAAGAACATTGATCAGATTTTACCACCGCCTCCACCGCCGGCTCCCAAAAATCCAGCGATCGAACATATCGATGCGATTGGAGGTAAACCTTTCCAAGCGTTTACGGGGCAAGATCATAGAGCTCACATTACGGCTCACATTGCTTTTATGGCAACGAACATGGCCCGAAACAATCCGATGGTGATTGCGGCTTTAGAAAAGAATATTTTTGAACACATTTCAATGATGGCTCAAGAACAAGTAGATTTAGAGTTCAGAGATGACATTCAAAAGGTTCAACAGATCCAACAAATGATGAATCAGAATCCTCAACAACAACCTGATCCTCAAATTCAAGCT